CCCAAATAGTAAACCACGTTCGTTTACCCAACCTGAAATATACTGAACTATAACCTCTGGTCCCTAAACCAGTATTATAGTGTCTTGTTACATCCGGGCGACAACCCTTTGGCCTAGAAATCCACAGTAGTACCACACCATCAGCACATCTGTTTTTAATGATAGGGTTTACACCTACCTCGCATCGTGCTTTGTTTCTAGGGATTTGAAACTCTGCAGAGGATCGGGACTAATTACTGGTGCGAGTGGAGGGATTCGAACCCCCATTGACTCCATTACGGTACTACGCTTTAGAAGAGCGTTCCGGTACACTCGCATTAATCATATTTTGATGCTGCATGTTCTATTGAATGACAATTTGCACACAGCATTATACATTTTTTCAATTCAAGTAAGATTTTATCCCAACCTCTCAATCTTAGTTTATTCCAAGAAACATCTTTTGTTTGAGCATCAAGATGATGAAATTGTAATGCAGCAGGATGTGAATCAAACCCACACCTACAACATTTACCACCCATTACTTCGACTGCTTTTTTCTTAATTTCTCGCCAACGATTGATTTGATAACGATATAAATCTTCTTTGTTTTTATGTGCCATAATTTCTCCTAAAAAGATATTATAACACATAAGTTTAGAATAATCAACTCTACACTCGCTTAACCTCAATTATACATCAGTTTTCACTTTCAAGTCAACATTTCTTAAAATATTTTCTTTGATGTTCAACCTAGCCAATTCGTTCAAATCAGATTGTGGCATAGACATGCTAGATCGTAGCACACCGTTTGTATCAAACTGCTGCAACGTCTGGTATTGCTTATTATACTCGTATTTGTAGTTCATGATCCACCTGCATCGTAATATTTCATCAAATAATTGTACACTGTTCTTGGTGCTACCGTAAAGATGACTTCAGGAGTATCATCACAAAAAGCTTTGTTAGGTGATTTCCACCAGTTATCAACAAGGTTTTTACCGAGTAGTGCAGTTAGCAGAGCATCGCAGCGTTTGCGAAGTATCTCAGATTCAGTTGTCATTTTTAACTCCAAAATTACGTTTAAGCTCAAGTGCTGCATGTTTGTAATAATTGTGCACACCTTGTGCTTTAGCATCCATCATTAATAGCTTAAAGCAGCATTCGTCAATAATTGATTCAGCGAAGTTCTCTAATTCATCAGCATAGAATTGGTACACGCCAAGGCTCAGTTTGTGAGTAGAACCAGCTTTTTCTGCAAGTTCTTCAATTCGTTCGTTCATCTTCAAACCTTTCTGATAACTAGCTTCTCAGCTTCACTTACATAATAATCCAAGTCTACATCATAACCGAAGTCAGCGATGTTGTTGCAGGTTTTTACATTCCAAGATGTATCAATACCTAACCTACGATCAGTCTTATCTTCGTTATCTTCCAATGCTGGCATCAACTTCACAAGCTTACCACCAGTTTTACAAGGATAGTACCTGCAGATGTTCTGCTGTTGCTCTACACGACCATCTTCAAATTCTAGCACAAGTTTAGAACTGCGAGGGACTTTTGTACGCAGCATGAAATCAAAGATATGACCTTGATCAAGTCTTTCCTGAATGAACTCTCGTACATCCTTACCATGCAACATAGCAGCTTCAGCAGCCATTGGAATCACTAGACCACCTTGGTTTTGATGCCAACCTAAATCTTCGTACTGATAAGCACCTTTGCGCTTAACCTTACCATTTGTGTACAACGCAATGTAGTTGTTTACATCACGAATATACATGCTCTGGTAATCCACGAATTCCAACTCAAGCTTTACATCTTTTTGCCATTGAGCACAGATTGCATTGTACTGCTCTTCAGTATCTCGTGTCATAGCTACAGTTAAACCGTCTGTATTTAGCTGTACTAGTTTAAGTTTTGGAATCTGCAACAAACGATCAGCAAGCATAAGCAAAGACAACTGACCATTGATGGTAATCGACATTGTAAACTTAGGATCATAGAACACAGAGTATTTATCATTGCTCTTACCATATGTACCATTCAAAGCAAGTTTGAGCATTGCATTTTCAGGAGTATTCTTTGCATATGATTTACGCTGTTCATACATGTCTTGATAGATCACACAGAATTGCTCACCAAGATGCTCAGGATAAATCTTATTTGAAATAGCAATGTTAGGATACATTGAACTTACATCAGCATCACGAAGCATGTAGGTTTTACCTGCACTTGCGATCTTTTCAGATAGGGATGCATGTACACCACCTACTCCAAAGTCAATCCTGTAGCCATCTACAAGGACGTTTAGAGTCTCGGCAATACGGTAGCAACCCCAATAGGATTTCTTGGGTACTCTGACCTTCTTACGCTTCTTTGTGAGGTCTGGACAACCATCAGCATCTAGCGGATATTCCATAACATGCTCACCGTTGGTATCAAATAAATATTCAGTAGCCTTAAGCTCTTCTACTTCAATCCAACCCAAAGGATGTTCATTCTTAAATTCATCAGTATCTCGTTCAGTTGGAGTACCTTTAAACTTCTTACGCTTTACTGTAAGGTTTGAATATTCAGCCACTGCACCAAGATTATGCTCTTCAATGTCTGAAAATACACCCTTTGTCTCAGTGATTACCTGCTTAGAAAACCAATCATAAACTGCCTGAAATTCTGGACGATCAAACTTGTAATATTTAAACAAGCAGTCTTTAATAGCGATTTTGTCTCGCTTAGTTTGCATCATGACTTTCTTACCGTCTTTAAACTTGTGCAGCTTTACACCTGATTCTTCAAGCTTCATCTGAAAGTATTCTGCACCAATCTTAGTGTCATCAGCATTGGTAAAGTCACGACCAAGTTTGATACTCAGATTATCCCTGAATTCAATCTGAGTAAGAGACTTTAGATAAAACGCAAGAGTACAACGCACATCATGCATGTTGTATGTTTTAAGTTTGTCGATTTCATCGTCAGCAAGTTCTGCATCTACAGCATAAGGCAAGTCTTCAATGTTATCCATACGCATATTGAATTCCAGCATCTTTAGACCAGTAGCTTTAGCTTTGTTATTGAAATGATGAATGCGGTATAGGTCAACTTGTTTTACAACTTGCTCTTCAGTTTTGATGCTGTGACCAAAACCATTATCCTTAAATGAATCAATCTGCTTTTGTGCAAGCTTGTGTACATCAATAGCAACTTGCTTACCTGATTTAGACGACCAGCGACTGCGTGTTGTTAGCACTTCATGTAAGATCGGATAGTCGAAGCCTACGTTGTTAAAACCCACCAAACGACCCGCAGAGGCTTCAATGAAATCAACGCAAGCATAGATGCGCTCTAGTTCATTTAAGCGGCTGGAAACCTCAAATACTCGTGCGTGTTTACCATCTGCACGAATAACAGCAAACGTAAAAGCAGACTTGTATGTCTCAAGGTCATAAATCCAGTCTTTTGTCAAATCCATTTATAGTTCTCCAATAAAGAAAACCTAGAGTCTATCACAACTCTAGGTCTACGTCAAGCTTTAATTTAAAAGATATTACTGTTACCTTTTCGTTTATTTTCAGATTCGGTTAGTATGCAAAGATTCCACGGCACATGCAAACCGCATACATTTTTACCTTGTAATGGTATGATATGATCAACTTGATACTCAATACCAGTGTACAACTTAAACATTGCAGCAGCCGTGTAAAAATCTTTCATTTCATCAAACTGATCTTTTGTTAACCATTTTGGCGTAGCGTTTAATTTTATCGCTCTTCTTTTTGACCAATAAGATAATGCTGTATCTTTATTTTTTGAATAATGATCTTTTCTGTACTTGTATCTAGATACTTTATTTTTCATATTGTAAGCTTTTTGTCTTTCCAATATTTCATCACGTTTCTCAAGATACCTTTCTCTTTGTCTTTTTAATTTATTATCTTTGTTTAAGTTATACCTAATCTTTTGACAATCAGAACAAGTATAACAATACCCATCTTTAGAATGTTTATCCTTGTTAAATGAAGAGTTATCTTTTTCTACTTTACATTGTTTACATAATTTCATCATAGGTTAAACCCGGAGAGGTTATCTCCGGGTAATTACTCAATTGTTATTGTTTAACCATTCATCCAAATTGTGTAAAGTGTGTGTATCATTATCGTAATAAACTTGACCCGCTGGACCAGTAATACCACAAATTCGATTTTTACTCAAGACAATCTTTGTAGTGTTTCTTTCAACAATATCTTCAGCATATTTATTTCGACTTAACAAAATATTAGCTGATGCTGATTTAATAATTGTTGAAGAACCCATGATCTCTTCTTCTGTAAAACCACCACCCTGAGAAGATGTAGCTGTTCCAGAAGCTGACTTACGAACGTGATTGATAAAGATCAACGTTACGTTGTGACTCTTAATGATACCTTTAGACCACTTCATAAACAATGCTTGGTCTTCGTTAGATAAACCATCCAGAATATCCTGTAAGGGGTCAAGCACAATGATTCGACAACCACATGATACTACAAGCTCTTCTACTGTGTCTTGAATCTCTTCGATTGTACCATCACGGTTATCAAGTAGATAGAAACGATGTTGACCATCTTCGTTATAGAAAAGCTCATTTGCTTTATCACGCACTTTATCTGATTCTAGCAAGTCTTTCTTAACTTCATCATCTTGAATCAATGAAAGTTTGCGACTAAGGTGTCTTCCCAACAATGTTTCACCGTATTGACCTGAATCTAACTCCATTGAAACAATACCGATTTTATGCGGTGAGTTGAAAATCCAGTGATAGATCATCTCATTAACAAAAGATGTTTTACCAAGTCCTGTACCTGCTGCAATATTGATGATGTGACCCAGTGGCAAACCACCTACAAGCATTTCATTCAAAGTATTCATGAATGGTGGAAACGGCACTTTGGGTACGGTAGCTTGTTCTAAGATTTTACTATACAAATCACCACTACCTAATACCCCAACAGGAGTATAGCGTTTAGCTTCATAAAAACTGCGAATAAACTCATCTTGTTTACCTTCTTCAAGATAAGTATTTGGATCTTTGTATCGCATATGCATGATCTTTACTTTACCTTTTGGCAAAGCCTTGACTACATCTTCAGTTGCTTCCTTACCAGCTTTATCATTGTCATAACAAACGATGATGTTATCAAAGCTATCAAAGAAACGATACTGTGCAGCAATTTGTTTATGTGAATTAGCGCCTGTAGTTGGACTAACTACTGCCATCTCATAATCGCCACCACGAGTTTTATTGTACTCAGCAAACATCTGATATGCAGATAGTGCGTCAAGCTCACCTTCAGTGATTAGAATGTACTTACCACCACGGTTAAACTTAAACTGCATAAACAGTTCGCAGTCAGCACCAGTACGACCTTTAGAATAAAAGTTCTTTGGTACTTCACGGATTTTATATCCTACGATTTGACCATCTTGTGTAGCTGGATAATACTGCTCTTCAACTTCACCTTCGTCATCATAAGCATACCGTACACCAAAAGGTTTTGTAGTTTCATCCTTTAGTCCACGAAAACCTTTACCAGCTACACCAGTTACGGATTTAATCTCTGCATTTTCATCCGGTGTCATTGCAGGTTTACCACTTGGTTTAACTTCCATATTCTTATCTTCCTTTACTGATGTTCTCACTTTGGTTGTCTTCTTGGGGTTTAACTCCTTGAATTCACTTGATGGTACGGTATGTTCACAAACAAAGCAATGCGAAGAACCACCTTCATACACTGCCTTACCATCTGAACTACCGCACTCTTCGCAATTGGTATGCTTGATGAATGCTGCCATTTTACTCCTTATTCATTTTTCAGTAACCAAGAATTTGAGATTGACTTAAAACTGCGATCATGCACAGTGTTGCTCTTGAATACAACACCTTCACGATTGCTGCCATTTAGTAAAGATTTACCTTCAGCGAACTCTAAGATAGATTGAATTGTTTGTTCTTTAATATCAGTAGATTCTGCAAGAATAGGTACATGCTTTAACCCAAGACGTTCACACGCTGCTTTAAGCTGCACTGGCAAAATATATTGCCCTGTATGCGTATTGTACATGTCGTAAACGTAGAAGTCAAGCCGTGTTTTGTACTGGTTACCTTGGATGCCTTCACCAATCATTTCACCTTGAATTGCCATACCTTTCATAAAGTTCCTACGCATAATATCTTCGATTTGAAACTTACGTGCTACTTTCCAGAATGAATTTGCTTCGTCTTCTTTCAGATCAAGATTGCGTGAACATACGTGAAATACATCCTCATCATCTAGATAGAAAGTGCAAGATGAACCATCAAGTTTTTCAGTAATTGACCAAGTATCAAGTTGGTACTGCTCAAAAGATCGTGTAAGGTTTTGAATACGCTCTTGATCAGTCTTTGGTACTGCAGCAGGGAAATTACCTCGTGCCATACCAGCGAGTTGAGCATTGATTGGGCGTTCCCATTTGAGGATACCAAGATGTTCTGTGAGGTCTAATCCTTCAGCAACAAGATGACCGGCACCTTTAATGGTATCTTCTGGAATAGGCAACAACAAGCCTTGCGATAGTTGACCACGTAGTTTTACAGTACGTAGGCGTTCACCTTTTACACCTTCAAATTCACGAGGCTCTTTACCTTTAGATAGGAATGGTGCTAGTTCTGTTGGAATCCACGCATCAATTTCAAGGTATACAGCAAGTGAATCAACTGCAAATTCACCCTTCTTTACTACGACTTTCCAACCATCGACTACAGCGACTTCAATAGCGTCTGCACCTTCGATGGGTTCAATTGCTGCGATTTTACGAATAGTTGCGAGTTTTCTTTCTGTCATTTTCCGTGCCTTTCTGTATAACCTGCTCCAAGAGCATTGAGTAATTCTAACTGTTCTTTTCTCCAATTACAAGCACCTTCAAAAGCAATTTCTTTGTGCAAAGTAAAAGGAAACTTTTTACGAATCAATTTTCCATTTAAACCTGAAACAAAAGCTTCGTAATAGAGATAAGTTCCATTGTTTGAAGATGTTAAGGAAACACCTACAACACCTGTTTTATTTCTAGGTGACAATTTAACATTTCTAGCGTTACTTACAAAATCAACCTCACGAAGATTATCTATTCTATTATTAAATGGATTCCCGTCAATGTGGTCGATAATTTTTATAACTTGATTTCCTGTACACAATTCCCAAACCAGATCGTGATTATAATATACTTTGTTATTAAAAGAAGTTCTAATGCACTTTGGATCACCATTTTTCCTAAAAGTAAATGAACCAACATCTTCTCCTTTTAAATTTACAATCCTACCATTCCAAAGAGTTCGATTTTTACTAGCAATCAAACCTGTTTTTGAATTTTCATCGTATTGTATATAATCAAATATCTCTTGCATCTCTAATTCCTAAAAAGATCGGGAATCTAGGTACGGAGTATCCTGTTCCAACATCAAAATACTTAACTTTTGCAAGTTGACCTGATAATGTTTCTCTATGTTCCCACAAGTCTTCTCGGATAGCATCAGTCATACCACTACCACAACTGAATGTATCGCCTTTAGAGGTGCGTAGAATCAACGATCCCATTGTGTCTAGGGCTACCATACCATCTTTAGCTGTAGATCGTGCTGTGCGTCCTAATTCATTGACTGTAGCTTCATTAGTGTTGGTGTACTTAGGCTCCCAACCGATGATTTCAAATTCATTGTCTACAAAGCGTTTGACCTTCTGTAGTTCTGGTGTCTTAGTTCCAGATCGACCGCACTTATACTTAGCATCTGAATCACGAAGCATAATACCTTCAGCACCCTGCGCCAGCATCTTAGCTTCAAATTCATCAATATTAAACATTTCTTCTACTGGAAAATGCTCTAGTAGTTTGACACGCTTAGGTAAAGAACTATGGTTTACCAAACGTGCATAACGCTCAAGCCAAGTAGCGGTAGGATGAAAGCGATCAAATACCCAAAAGGTAAACTCTGGTTCACCCTCAATACGCATAACTCCAGAAGTACTTTGGTTAAATACATCGGGTGCATTCTTATCACCAACAATCAGTTCACCATCCATACCATCCATAACTTCAGCGTGGTGTTGTACATAAGCTTGAATACTTAGGTTTGGAATACGCTTAAGACTACGAGAGTAAGCTACACCACCAAATACAATACAGCGAATACCGTCAAGTTTCTCTGACATGTACATGTTTGCTGGTTGTGTTTTAACCTTTGTTTGCTCGATTGCAAGTTGTGGCTTAAAGCCTTCTGGAATTGTCATCATCGTTCTCCTACTTTAAAAATGCGATATCGTTTGTTACCAAGCTTCAAGTATACACCAGCATAGTAAAACATCTTAGGTGATTGCCAAATAATTTTTGGGAAGTTCATACTTCGATCTCCTTGTGTACTTTTGCATGTGGTTTGTTCTTATGTGCAGTTTGTCTTTTTATAAAGCGTTCAAGCATGATCTCTGTAGTTTTAAGTGATGATAAACCAGTGTAGATGTTCTTCCACCAAAACCAAACTTTCTGTTGTGCAGAAAATGTTATTTCGTATTCACCACTCCAGTTATCAAAAGAAGGTACTTCAATGATACGAAATTTCATTTAGATTTCTCCTTGACTTTACTTTTGATAATGTCAAGTTCTTCTGCAAGTTTATACTCAATAAGTTCCAATGTCAGCTTACCAATGGTGCTTTCCATTACTTTCTCACCAGTGTATGCACCAGCCATCATCCACATTGTGCGTTCGCTTGGTAGTAACGTACCGATTGTACCACAAGCTAGAATTACAGCAAGAGGCCATTTGTAGAATTTGACTCTATGATTCCACTCTTCTGCATTAGTAAGTAAATAAACCACTGTATAAACAACATATAAACAAATAGTTGCAGCAAAGATAAAACTTAGAAATTTTGCAATACCGGTAATAACACCAGCCAAATAAATTAAGAATACTAAGCTCATCGTTGCACCACCTGTAAAATCATATTAATACCTTGCATAACCATCTGCTGCTCCATTGGGTTCAACTGATGCCATGTGCGTTTGTCACCGAACTTTTCAGCAACTTTAGCCCAAAATAATTCTACATCAGACATTTTTACTTTCCTTTCGATAAGCTAACTCTTGTTTAAACAACTTCTCTACGTAACTACCTTTGAGTTGCGTTTGAGTCTCAAGTATAGCATGAATATGATCTGTATCCATAGCATAGAGAAAAATATAAATACCATGTGGAATATGTTCACCATTCTTACCATAGCTTTTCCAAACGAAAGCTTGACGAATTATTTCAAATGAATCACTTAAGTAAACAGTGCAATCTGTAGCAGGTGTTGTATTTAAGCTACGGCGCAAGTATTCGTTGCCACCATCTACAATGTAAATTTCACCAGATTCTGTATCAAGATGGTCTTTGTAGTCATGTCTGTGATAACTACGCAGGTAAGTACCATCGGGTGTAAGTATTGCGTTACTTATAATTTGCTCAGTAGTCATCTTCGTCACTCCATGTGTCTACAATTTCAGGATCGTGTGCTGTTGGATCAAAGAATTGTAATGCATATTTGATAGCTTCAGCTTCATTGCACACATCATCAATTACTAGTGTTTCTTCAACTTTAATAGTTACAAAATATCTCATTATATCTCCAAATGATAAAAGGAGAGCCGAAGCCCTCCTTGTGTTACTTAACGTTAATCATTCCTTTGAAATCCATTGGTACAACAATCGTATTAACACGACCTGCTGCAATACCTTCAGCGATTTTCATTTGTGCCTGAGCTTGCATATAAGCAATGGATTGACCAGAGTTAGAACTTAGTGCAGCCATGCGCTCGGATTCTTTCTTAGCGATATCAACTTCAGTTTGCTTAATCTTTAGTTCATTTTGAGCACGAACATAGTTGGTAGCAGACTGCAAAATTTCAGCATTGGGTAGAATGTTACGCACTTGCACAACAGTCAATGATACTGCATTATCCAGCTTTTCAGCTTTAAGTTGCTCATGTACTGTATCACGAATTTGCTCTTCAATTTTAGCACGATTATCTGCAACTTCAAGTGACTTATAACCACGTACAACTTTATAAGCTGCGTTGTTAACAAGAGTACTCATGTACGAATGCATCAGATAAATATCACCTTTGTGTTCAGAATGAAAGCTACGACTCTTAGTTGAATACAACTCAGCAACTGAAGTAGGATTCAAACCATAGACAACTGTAATATCAAAATCTGCAAGCGCACTATTGTCTGCAGTCATTGGTGTTTTATTATCTAGTGTAACTGAGATATCTTTTGTAGGAAATGTAAGCACAGAACCAACCATTGTCTGATTCCATGAACCGGGAGGTAGCTCAGAACCTTCGATTTGCTTTGATGCGTTAACACGTACACCAACTTCACCAGTCTCAATGCGAGTGCAACCTACAGAAGCCAAAGCAACTGCAACAGCAAGAATAACACCTTTAATAAATTTCATAAATACTCCTTTGATTAAAACAAAATAACAATGCCAGCCAGAATTGACACAGCAATGAATCCGAAGAACAGCAAGTATAGCACAGTTTTCACTGCTTTCCACTTCGCAGATGCATCTGACTCTTTAAAAAAGAAAAATACCCCTGCTACGATTAGCGTTACTAATGCCAGCACAAAAATTAGTTTGAACATTTATTAGACTCCTTATATTCAGCATCCCAACGAATTACGCATTCGATACAAGCCCATTCACCACCTTCTTCCGGTGTCGGATAGTTCTCTTGCGTGAAAGCTTTACGGCAGAAATCACAACACTCTGGAATACCACCACGCAATTGTGCAATTAAATTAATCACGAATTTTTCTCCTTTAACCAACTTTCAACAAGTTCTGCCAACATAACATCGGATTTTCCACCTTGAATTTCAAGTGACAGTTTTTGTTCGTCTGTCAAACCAACCCATTGCTTTGCTTCCAACCGAGTGTTACGAGCACGTAACAAACGATTCTCTTGCTCTAGTTCATCAATTTCATTTTCATTTTGCATACGTTCTTCTACTGTACTCACATATCCCTCCATTTCCATCCAAAAGTTTCTTCTGTGTTTTTAATCTGTTGTTCAGTTGGTTTTGTAAACACTGCAAACAATGTACAAGGTCCAGCACCTCTTGGATTGTTGGGTGGATCAATTACCCATGCACCTACAGGTTGAGGTGGAGTATACATCTTAAAAGTATCAGTCGGAACAGTACAATCTTTCACAACTTCTCCATTTTAATGTTACGAAGGGAAGGACTCTTACGCATTTGCATCAGATGCCAGCTTGCACTTTTATCATCACAAGCGTAAGAACGATTTGAGATTGTACCATCGTTTTTAACTTCTTGCCATGTCAACCGAATATTTTTAATGTCTTTTGCTTTTAGCTTCATGATCCCATTCCTTCAGATGCAATTGGTTTGTACACTGTATTACGAGTGATGATTGTACCATCAAAAAGAACTTTTCTAACAACTGATGTTCTTACATCAAAGCAGTTACCTAGTGCTGGATGAGCGATCACATACTGTAGATGTGCTACAGGTTGCTTAGGATCACCATTCCAGTTAGAAAACTGCGGTACACCTATATAGTATACTACTGGTTTTTCTTGCTCCTTCTCTACGTAAGCAACTTTTGGAATGCACCCATGTTGCATACAGTGCTGTACTGTTTCGCATTCATCGCAAATAACTCTATTCATAAAATACTCCTTTGTTGATTTCTTACACTCATACCTGCATTGTACTACAGATTAACCTAAGATCAACCTGAGTTCAACCTTGAGACTAACCCTTCGACTTAACCTTCGCTAACCCCCGTAACCCCCTTGATGACCTGAATTGTACCAACATCTGCAAGTCTTGTCAATACCCTAATGCAAAAATAATTTTAAAATATTTGTTGTGTTGTGCGAAAAGTTGTGCTACAGTAGAGCCTTCAATCAACAACCGAAAGGAACTGAAATGCTACTCAAGAATGAATTCTCACACATGATCAACCACCTTGGTCTAGAAGACGGTGAACTAGCTTTGGCTGAAATCGTATGGGAGAAAGCCGAACGAGCAATGCAAGGCAAACCAGTACAGGAAGCTGCACTTCTTAAAGAGCCGTATGTATTTGCAGCAACAAAACGATCAACTAATGAGTTTACACGAGAAGAAGCTCAATTTATGACTGATCTCACACGAGACTTTCTTCGCACTGCACAATCGAACATGCGAGTTCTTCGTAGTGACATTCAAAGTGTTTGGCTACTGTGTGATCCAGATGACGAACGAACAGATCATTATTTCAATGAACTAAACGCTTTGCGTAGTTATCAACGTAAAATTAATAGTTCACTACGCAAACTTGAAAGCATTCAACATAAACTGAAGAAACAACGCTGATGAAACTACGGAAACGCTACACTATTGTTGCTACGTGCTTTGATCGTAAAGGTCGAGTACTTGGTTCTGGTACAAACAATTACAACAAGTCACATCCATTGATGCAGCACTTTGCTGTAAAAGCTGGAGAATCTAACGACAAGATTTATGTACATGCAGAACTAGCTGCTGTGCTACAATCTGGACGTAAAGATATCCATAGTATCTTAGTGCAGCGTTTCCATGAAAATGGTGATATGGCAGTTGCTAAACCATGTCCAACTTGTCAAGCTATGCTCAAAGGTTTTGGTGTTAAGCTTGTTCGTTATACATCTGAAGAAGGAATCAAGGAATATGAAATTTTATAATCCGTTTAAACCGCACATTGTGCAATTTTTTAATGGTAAATATGCTGTGCGCAGGTGGAGTGTACTAGGTTGGGTATACAAAGAACATACTCATACTACATATGGCAATGACAATATTTACTGGTGGAATGCTATGGAGTATGTCAAAAAGTGGTGCATGGTAGATACACTTGAAGAAGCAAAAGCTTTACGTGACAAACGCAAACCTAAAGTAAAAACGAAAGTAATTCATGGCTAATCAAAAAGACCTTGATGAAACCTATATGGGTACTGCTATCCTTCACAGCAAGCTTTCTAAGGCCCGTAGAGCGCAGGTAGGAGCTATCTTAGTTACCAAGCAGGGTGTTACCCTTACTGGCTACAATGGGACTGCTGTAGGTCGTCCTAATGATTGTGAAACTGTTGTAAAAACTAGCCTACCTTACCTTTTTGAAGATATGCTGGTTACAAAAGCAGAAGTAATTCATGCAGAACTTAACTGCATTATGAAAGCTGCTCGTGAAGGTGTAAGTTGTGTAGACGCTACAGTTTATGTTACACTAGCACCTTGTGTACAGTGCGCTGCTATGATGCTACAAGCTGGTGTTAAGCGTGTGGTATACATGCAACAGTACAGAGATGATTCTGGTGTTAAACTGCTGCAGGAATCAAATGTAGTGGTACAATTGTATGATCAACTTTAAGGAACACAAATGAAAACATATAATGCAGCAGTAGTTGTAGAATCAGAAGTAACGATTCGTATTAATCCGAATGTAGATACTGATGAATTAATCAAAGAGTTTAGCGAATGTATCTTTGGTGTAGATAGTATTGAAGAACTTGTAGAGTTTGCATCTGCTCAGATTACCAGAGGTGAACCATCGTTTATCGAAGGTATTGGTTCTGTAGAGTACGATTTCGGTCAAGAATGGAAAGATCATGTGATAATGCAGTATACCATGTGGACTGATGTATCTACAAAGATTGTAGACTAATGCTACGCTGGTCTGGTACAATTTTTTACATGATCAGCATGATCTTAACAACATTTAACATATTTCCATTAAATCTAGTGTTTGGTTTTATTGGTGGATTTTTATGGTGTTTAGTCGGTTGGTTAAACTACGATGACAAGGCATTAGTAATTGTGGAGGCAGCGTCTGCATTTATTTACTTATCTGGTATAATTATGTGGGCTATTAAATAACACTTGATTTCCTAAATAATATCTGTTATAATTATAAAGCAATAGTTAAAGAAGTCATGAGCTTTAACGACAAGAGCAGCTTTCCGTGGCTGCTTTTTGCTTTATAGTCACGGGTATTTATCGGAGAATATAGTATGAAAACATGCAGTAAATGTAAAGAAGAAAAGTTGTTTAGTGAGTTTAGTAAAAACAAAACACGCAAAGATGGTTACAACCACATTTGTAAACTCTGTGTAATAGAATATAAACAGAAAAATAAAGCTAGAATTGCTCTTTATGTTAAAGAACATTACGTGACAAACAAGGAAAAAATTTTAGCATACCAAGAAGAATACGCTAAGTTAAATAAAGTTAAAATTGCAATTCGTAAAAAGAAATCCAATAAAAAATATCGCGAACTTAATAAATGTAAAATTGCTGCACTCATGGCAAAAAGAAGAGCATCTAAACTCAATGCTACGCCGAATTGGTTAACAAAAGAGCAAATGGACGAAATTACGGAAATGTATGAAATAGCTCGTGCTTTTCGACTATACACAGGATCGGAATATCATGTAGATCACATCGTACCCTTGCAAGGTAAAAATGTTTCTGGTTTACATGTACCTTGGAACCTGCAAATTCTTGAAGCGTCAGAAAATCGTATTAAAAGCAATAAGCACTAAGTGATACAAACCCTAGGTTAACTCCTAGGGTATTTTTTTTTATCTGTACTTGTTGTAATGTCTAAAAGTTGTGCTATACTCTAGGCTTCACAACAAACTTGGAGGTGAAGAATGAACGAAAGAATTAAAGAACTTGCTTTACAGGCCGGGCATCCGGGTTTTCCACAAGGTGAAATTGAACTCCAAAAGTTTGCCGAGCTACTAATTGAACAGTGCGTAACTTGTGTAAGATACACGGATAAAGATCACATCTTTACTGCACAGGATGCTGGTGTCGTTGGTGCTGCACATGATCGTGCAATGAAAGCTATTCGTAAACATTTTGGAGTTGAAGAATGAAAAATATTGAAATTGAACTATACTGCGATGGTTGGACAGTAAAGGTAAACGATGAACAATTCCATTGGGATCACAATCATGAGGACATGGGAACCGAAGGTATCAAACAACTTCTGGAATATCTCGGTTACAATGTTACAGTTGAGGAGTGTTATTAATGCACGAACTATTCATCGCACTCGTCACGCTTATTATTTTGGCATTCATTGCTGGTTTATTTTTTCTTTTTGATAATGAAATACTTCATGGGTATTTTGCCAAGAAGATTCGTAAATATTTCGGAGTTGAAGAATGAACGAACGAATTAAAGAACTTAAACAACAGGCTGGGGATTTTGCGACCGAGACTTATTCCAAATACACTATGGTAACATTCGATACCAATAAAAGTATCGAAACACTATTTGAGGATAAGTTCGCAGAGTTGATTGTCAAAGAATGCGCCAAGATTGCATGGTACAATACACCTGATACAGAGGAGCTTGAATACAGTCATCTAATTAAAGACAAGATTTTAAACCATTTTGGAGTTGAAGAATGACAGCAATTGAAGCATTACACATTGTTCTTGAACGAGCGCAGTATCTACGTAGTGAAGGTGAATCAGACATGCGAAGTATCATTTACTTAGCTAGTGCTTTAATTCGTGATATTGAAGCTGGTAAATCAACTGAAGAAATTATGCAAGATTTTAATGAGGATGAAGATGAATAATAACATTAAAGCTGGCGCTGATATCCATGCTGGTGCAGGTGGATATAGCGAAGGTACAAAAGAAGGTTATGAAGCGTTTGTAAAATCTCGAAATAAACCTACTTTGTATCTAATCCGTGGTGTACCCGGTAGTGGTAAGTCTACCTTTGCACAATCTCTACTTGATAAATTTGTAGTGCAACGTGCATATGAAGCTGATGATTATTTCATGCAGGGTGGCGAATATCGTTTTGATTTTAATCTATTAGAGGACGCACACTACCAATGCAGACGTAATACTTGGCTGGCGCTCTACGAAGGTCTATCAGTTGCTGTATCAAATACATCTTGTGCAGATTGGGAAGTGGAAACTTATGCTACAATTGCACGAGAGACTGAAGCTAAGTTTGTAAGTATCATTCTTGAAAATCGTCATGATGGTAAAAACATTCACGGTTGTCCTGATGCTAAAGTTGAACAGATGAAAAGGAAGTTCCATGTTAAGTTATAATGAACAAATGCACTTAGTAATGCGTGGTCTTGCTACTTTGAAAAACGATGGTAAATATACTACGTTCAAGTACGCTCGTAAAGCCATGTATGAATATCTCTGGTATCAAGTACCAAACTTATTAGATTGCAGAGGTCATGTATACTGCAATACTACAAAAGAACTAGTACAAGCTGCTCCACGTAAAAGCTTCAATTATCTTGAACGTGGCTACTGGAAAGATATTCCTTTGGATACTCCAGTTGAAATGTACAAAAAGATCAATGGTTTTATGGCGGCAGCTACTATTCATAAGTATCAACTTGTTGTAAGTACTACAGGTACAACCACCAGTGAATATGCAAAGTGGGCTAAAGAATTGATTGAACGTGATCGTAAATTGTACGACATGATTATTACTTCTGATGCTACTACGCTATTTGAAGTTGTAGTACCGCAAGACCCACACATTGTAAAAGAGCGTGAAGGTTTGCATCTACTAGGTGTGCGTGAGAAAGATACAGGTAATTTTCATCCGATGGGTGCTTCCGTTCGTTGTACATTAGAGCAAGCATTGGAAATTGTAAGGTCAGATCGTGGTGAAGGCTTTATGATGTATCCTATGCAATCCAATGGTACTTACGATTACAATAACTGCTGTAAACTAAAGACTGACTATTATGTTGGTAAAAAGAAGTTGATGCGTATGACACCAAAGAACGTAGAGTTGATGTACAAGGATGTGCATCACTTTAAATCTGAGTTGTCTAAAATGTGGTACACTGCTGCAAAATGCATCGTGAAAGATTTCAATAAAGATGCTTGGTTAAAATCTACAGATCAAGAACGCAGATTGATTCTTGATAACTTTAGATGGAATGAACATGCAGGGTCATAACTTCAACAGAACGCTACACGCCAAAGGTATGTTTGTATACTGTGGTCGTTGTGGATTGATTCGTCTTGGTAATCGTGCTACAGAAAAGCAGATTAATAAACCTTGCATTGGTATTCGTGAACTAGAAGACGAAGAGTATCTTAGACTTAAAGGACAAATGAAAGGTAACAATGCAAGATAAAATCAAACTATTAGCACAAGAAGCTGGTTTCTGTTTCTTTTCTCCAGAAGAAGATGCCGAAGAACCAATTGATTGGTCCTGTGATTACGAACAGGAGTTTAAACTATTTGCTGATTTGCTGCAGAAACATACTCGTGAAAAAACAGTAAAGCAAATTGTAAGTTTACTCAAAGAATTGCACGAGATTAGTAAAAGCAGACATAATCTGTATTTGTGTACCGCTAACTTAATCGAAGAAGATTTTAAGGAATGATATGAAAATATTCACAAGTGATTTACATCACGAACATAAAAGAATTGTGGAATTCACAAATAGAGGTGCTGATACTACTCAAGAAAATCATACTGAATGGTTGGTGCATTTGTGGAATAGTCAAGTCACTAAAGGTGACGTTGTTTACTCATTAGGTGACTATTCCTTTGCTAAAAACTACGATGATATTGCAAAGTTTACTAGGCAGTTAAACGGTCAAAAGATTTTTATTAAAGGTAATCATGATCGTAGAGAGCACCTAGATCAACTTGTAAAAGATAATCTGATTCAAGCATGGTACGATTACAAAGAGATTAGGTTGCAGAATGTTCCTACAGTGCTATTTCACTTTCCTATTGCAAGTTGGCATCATCAGAGTCATGGTGCATGGCATCTACATGGTCATTGTCATGGTAATTTTAAAGATTTCCGTGGTAAAATGCTTGACGTAGGCTTAGATTCCGCATATAATCTATACGGAGAGCACAAGTTTATTACAGAAGATGAAATACTGCAGTTTATGCAGCACGAAGATATTTACTCAGCAGATAAACACAGAAAGGTTATAGATGCAAAAGATTGAAGATTACACCACCGCAAAGCTAATCGCTTACTCACAGGCAACCGAAGAGTTCAAAGGGCAGTTTAAGACCATTAAAGACCTTGTAGCGTACTGCGCTAGGGTGTCTAACCCAAGTAACCAACTGAACATGGAAACCTCTGATAAACTCATTGGTTATCTACTAAAGCACAAGCACTTCAGTCCCTTTGAAATGGCAAGTGCTACGATTGAGATTGAAACAACTCGTGACATTGCTCGTCAGCTATTACGTCACCGTAGTTTTACATTTCAGGAGTTTAGCCAACGTTATGCAGACCCTACGAAAGATTTAACGTTTGTAACTCGTGAAGCACGACTGCAAGACCCTAAAAATCGTCAGAACTCTGTTGTCACTGATAACCTAGCATTACAATCGCTATGGGAAAACTATCAGAATAAGGTTATTGAAACTGCACAAAATGCTTATGCTTTCGCCATTGCCAATGGTATCGCTAAAGAGCAAGCTCGTGCTGTACTACCGGAAGGTTGTACAATGTCTCGTTTGTATGTACAAGGAACCATTCGTAGTTTTATTCACTACATTGAAGTACGTAAAGCAAATGGTACACAGTTAGAACACATTGTACTGGCTCAGAAAGTTGCACAAGCTATTTCGGAGGTATTCAATGTTGAATGAACACGATATTAAAGATTGGGTCATGCTAACAGAACCTTTGAAACTTGAGCAGTTAAAAGAGGGTGATGTTTTTAGCATCTTTGGTGACAATCGAATGTATAAAATTCGGCATGTTCTACTAGATATTGCATGTGTTGAAACAGCGGAAACAGCGGAAATTTGGAATGCGCTAGTATTTCCTAGAACAACGGAGGTGTTTCCTTGGGTGATAAACAAAAACGTAAATCAAAACGATACAAACAATTGATCGAAATGGTAGCTAAGTCATCAGGCTACTACCAATATGAAGTTGAAGATATATTAAATCATTTGGTTGGTAATATTCAAGTATTACTTGCTGAAGGTACAGATATAAAGATTCGTGGTATTGGAACAATGAAAGTAAAAAAGATGAAAATATCTAAGATGTTCTCACCAGAAGGTCCAAATTTGGGTTATACTGCATACAGGTTGTCAGTTGCAACCGATAGCATTTTACAGCAACATCTAAAGGAACACTATGCAGAACCAACAGAATGAACCCATTGTTTGGCCTTTTCCTTCAATCAATGGTGAGCGCACACAAGCTTCACAGGAGTTGATGGAATCCAAACCTCACAAGACTAAAGATGTATTTTCTACAGATGACTATGAAGAGGCAATGCTTTGAATGAAGTAGTTAAAAATTTTCGACTTGTTAGTATTGATAAAATTCTTACTAATAAGAAACTACCTAATTGGGTGCTCAAAGCTGCTTTTGAAGTTAAGCACTCAGGATTTCTACCAGCAGGTGAGTACTTTGAAAAACTAGATGATGTTGAAATCTATGAAATGACCAGTGCTCTGGAGTACATTCACACAGCCAATTTCAAGCAGTTCAATGTATTATCTGAACAAGCAGAAGAAGACCTGCAGAGTTTGTGTTTATTGTGCTTTATCTTAGCTTTAGGAGAAGGTGAACTAGAAGTTGATCCTGAAAGTCTATCTTCTATGCTACAATATCTGTTCTTGCTTGTGAATATTGAAAGTATGCACCGAGAAGGTAAAGTAGAAGTTATTCGTGAACACTACAGTTTATTCGGTGGTGAGAAACCAGTTGTTAGAGCTAAACATTGAGGGAGAACCAATGAAAATAAATATCGGACGTTACCCAAAGGGTGATAAACAACGTAAAATCAGCATTAAGATCGACCCTTGGGATACATGGAGTGCCGATCATACACTGGCGCTTATTATCACTCCTTTGTTGCTGCAGATGAAAGAACAAAAGCAAGGTGCGCCAAATATAGATGATGATGATGTACCTGAGAATCTGCGTAGTACTGCAGTAGCACCTAAAGAATTCGATTGGGATACAGATGATAACTGGCATTTACGTTGGGATTATGTACTTGATGAAATGATCTTTGCAATGCAAGAAATTGCTTCGGATAAAGAAGGTGAAAACTCATTTTATGATCATTCACAAGTTGATGAATATGCAGAAATAAACGATCAGATCAGTGCTATCAAAGTCGATTGGGAAGCTTTATTAGCACACCAAGACCGTGTACAAAAAGGCTGTGAATTGTTTGGTAAATATTTTCAAGCATTGTGGGATTGATCATGAATGAATATAAAACATTTGAAGAACTAGAACGCTTTGCGTATATCAGTAATCTACCTAAGATTGCAAATTTATATGCTAAACTTGATGATGATGAAACATATGAATATGATTTTGATAAATTACGTCAGGAGATAAGAGATTTAGAGTATGATATAGAATTTCTCAGTATGAAACGTACAGAAAATGAAGATAAGATTGAAGCACTTGAAATTAAACTCGAAAAAATTGCAGATGTTGTCAATGAATGACTCAAAAATTGATGTACAATCGCTATACTCTGAGGGTGATCTAGAGTATGTGACACAAGAGGATAGTTATCAGGTGTTGCAATCGTTTGATAGCTGGCATGAATACAACCATGAAAGGAATGAAGAATGAAATACGTAGTAAAATGGAACAATGGTTACTGGAAGGTGTTCAACACTCAAGAGTATCGTGATGAATCAATGCATGGTCTAAAAACTGATGCAGACAAAGCTTGTTTGCGAATGAATCAACAGCGATAATCTTTAATACCCTAGTTAACTCTAGGGTCTTTCTTACTTTTAAATCTAGGAGAATCATATGGAAAAAGATACAGAAGTTCTAATTGTACGCAATACTACAGTGAATCGTTTGTACGATCTGGTGATGGTAAATTATTTTGAAGAAACTGTAGAATTCATCGTAAAGGGTGTACAATACGATCATGCTGTAGCGATGATGCTAGAGCTAGAAAGCAACTAATTTACACAAGGAAAGATCATGTCACAAGGTTCATATTTGCAGAATAACAAACGCAATAAACGCAAGTTTGATGATGGGGGTTATGAAGAAACTGTTAAACCTAATAAAAAACCAAAGAAGGACTTCAGCAAGCAACGTGAGCAAAAGCGTGGAAGTGATAATGCAAGCTATTAAACGATGGTCAGTTTACATTACTATCTTTCTGGTAGCAATGCTACTGACAGATCAATACCGAGAGTATCGTCAGTTGCAAGAATTTGAAGCTGTACGCAAAGATTTGATTCGTCAAGAGAAAGAAGCTGAAAAGAACTGCCTTAAGAACGCTTTGTGGTATGAAGCAGGTAATCAATCGCTATACGGTATTGAAGCTGTAGCTGCAGTGATTCATAACCGCAGGATGCATCCAGATTACCCTAGCACATACTGCGGAGTGATTCATCAAAAAAGTCAGTTCAGCTATACACTACTAGGTAAACCTGATGTTGAAATCGTTAAGGCTAACTTTAGACCAATGGAAGCTAAAGCTTATGCTAAAGTTGAAGAAGTCGCTGAAAGAGTTATGTCGGAAGAATTTAAACCTGTACTAGACTCTTCAGTGCGTTTCTATGCAACTAAACAGATTAAAAACTACTGGACTAAGACCAAGAAAGTAGCTGCTAGAATTGGTGATCATGTGTTCTATAAAGATAAGGAGAAATCGAAATGACAAATACTAAGAAACCTCACGTACATGCTGAAGTTATTAAAGCTTGGGCTGATGGTGCTGAAATTGAATACAACAATGGGTACGATTCTCGTGATTGGCGAACACTTACAAATGGATCACCTGCATGGCATGAGTATGTACAATACCGTGTAAAACCAGAACCTGTAGTAAAATATCATGGTATTATGCAAGGTGTAGGTTCTTTTCAGGATTTTAATCACAATACAGGATACCACATGCTTGAATCGCATGTTCGTTCAAATGATATTGATAAATGGAAAGTCATTGCGGTTGTAAAAACTACATTTGTAAATGGTGTACCAGTTGCAACTGAAATTCTAAAATAACCTTTATTTCCGCATGGGTATTAACCTGTGCGGATTTTTTGTTGTATAATTAAGGCTTCAACACTAGGAGTTCAAATGAAAGTCGCTGTCTATTTCAACTTGCACAAGAAGACCTTTAGCATCAAAGCTTTGGAGGGAACTAACAAAGGACGAGTGATTGATTACTCAGATGATCTTACAATTGAAAACGCAACGTTTAAAGTTTCACAAGCTGGACGCAATCGTGTACTGCAAGAAAAGCGCAAGAACGTACATGCTTACGTCATTGGTGAGTTGAAGTCAACTAATGAAGTCCAATGCTGTGGTGAAAAGATCACGTACAACCCATACCTGTACGATTCGTTTGTGACCGCTTTTAATAAAACTGCAGTCTTCAAAGCAAAGGAAGTTTTTATGATATGCCGTGATAAAAAAGCTCAAATCTTTGCACGATGATAAAATCTGTGCTACAATCAAGGCTTCAACACAGGAGATACTTATGATGAAATTTCAAGATGCAAACGGCAATCATGTTTTCAACGAAGGTGAATTCGTAGAAGTTGACTTTGGCAAGTACTTCACGTACAGAAAGACAAATAACCTTTGGGCTATTGAGCAAGGTTTCATGCACGAAGTTGATGTGTTAGATGGTGTACGATTCGCTCGTGTACTGAAGACTGTAGCTTACGTTTGCGTTGATGAAGACGAATACGGTAAAGCTGTCTTTCAAATCTGGAAAATAAAAAAGCACAATCGTTATAATGAAGTGGAACCTGTGCTATACTCTAAGCTCAAACGCAACTGATAGGAGTTAAAGATGAAGACTTATAAATTCTACGCTGATCCCGGTCATGGTTGGCTTGCTGTTAAAATCGAAGAGTTGATGCAGCTTGCTATCATCACTCAGATCAGCAGCTTCAGCTACATGCGTGGAGCTACAGCTTATCTTGAGGAAGACTGCGATGCTTCTTTGTTCTTTAATGCTTACAAAGATAAGTACGGAATTGATCCTAAGCACACCTACAAGCACACAAACAATCGTAGTCCTATTCGGAATTACGACAGCTACAATCGCAATAAAGCTGTGGATTACGCTTTAGTTGCTTTGAAAGGATGATATGTCTGCTAATATGAATTTTTACCAACTATCTAATCTTTTGGATTATGTATACGATAACAACTCACCTTTTACTGCAGCCAAAGGACGAAGGGTTGTAAAGTACGTAGACCCTCACATTGACATGCGTGATGGAATGTGCTTTAGTATTACTTTTCGTACATACAGTGGTTATATTAACTTTAATACAACAAATGAAAATAGAGATGATCCAAAAAGTCTATATGATCGTTGTATTGAGTGGTTGAATTCTGGTACAATCTAATTTTAAAGGAGAAAATCATGGGTCTTGATATGTATGCTTTTGCTGTTCATCCTGATAACGCTAAGGGTGACTTTGAAATTTCTGATGAAGCTCCAAAAGAAGAGTTTCAGTACTGGCGTAAACACAACGCTTTGCACTCTTGGATGGAAAACCTGTATCGTTCTAAGGGTGGTGATGCTGAAAGCTTTAACTGCATTCCTTTGCGACTTACAGAAAAAGATTTGCTTGCGTTGATAACGGATGCTAAAGCGCACAAGTTGCAGTCTGCTACTGGTTTCTTTTGGGGTTCTCAGTACGATTACGATGATGAAATTGCAAACCAAGATATTGAATTTGCAGGTAAAGCTTTGGCTAAAATCTACCAAGGCTTCGCTGTGTATTATGATAGCTGGTGGTAATATCTGACTAGACTGTAGGGTTATCTGTGCAGTCTATCTTTCTGTGATACAATCTAGGCTCACTAACTAACTGATGGAGTTTAAGATGAAGACTGTTCAAGCTGTTACTCGTGGTGCTACCTCTACTGGTGAAACCCGTGATTGCACTGTTCGTGCTTTGAGTAATGCTTCTGGTATGCACTACGACAATGCTCACGCTTTGCTCAAGAAACATGGTCGTAAGAATCGCTGTGGTGCTTTCTTTAGTACAATGCTGAAAGCTTACACAGAAGCTGGATTTGTTCTGGATTCAGTGCATGGTACAACAGGTGCTGCTCGTTGCGCTGCTCGTATCTCTAAGCGCCAAGCAGAAGATGGTATTACACTCGCTAAGATTCTCCCTAAACTTGCTTTCGGTGAGTACATCGTGAACACCACTGGTCATGCTGTTGCTGTAGTCAATGGTAAGATCATCGACACCTTCGACAACCCTGCAGGTAAACGAGTAGTAGCAGTCTTCAAAAAGATTGAAAAGTTTGGTGAATAAGTAAAAATCTCTGGTATAATCTAATCTTCAACACAACGTAAAGGAACTTCAAAATGACAAGCTCTAAAGTTTTCGCTAGTATGATCGACAATTCGAACGGTAAGATGGTTACTGTATCTTTTATCAAGCAAGATGGCAGTACACGAGTTCTCAATGGTCGCCTTGGTGTAAAGAAGTATCTCAAGGGTGGTAAATCCAATGTAGATGCCAACGAATACATCAGCATTTATGATGTAAAGAATAAAGGTTATCGCAGTGTGAACCGCAGTACAATCATTGGTTTGCGTATGCAAGGTATTGAAGCTGTTGCTGTTTAATTAGGAGTAAAGTATGAAATATACAATCGCTGACATCTTGCATTATGCTGCAGATAATAAAGTTGCAACTAAAAAACATCAACAATGGTCCTATGGTGGAAACAAAGAAAAGTTTTCATGCTGTGCTATGGAAGAAGCTGCGTATGATTTATATCGTGGTTTAGACTTAGATGATGAACGTGACGAATTAATTGTCAGAACTCGCAAAGGTTTGGAAGCAATGGGTTGTCCTACAAATTCTACAAGTGCTTTTGATGATTCTGGTTCATTTAATGCAGAAAATCAACAATCTCGATACGCATGGCTCAAATTTGCTGCTATAATTGCAGAGGAACAGGGAGTATGAGCACCAAACGTAAAAAGCTTAAGCAAAGAAACTATCTGGTAGCTATTGTTATGCGTAAAGCTGTGCAAAAGCACCTTGATAGGAAACGCAAGGCTAAACAAACACATCAAAAGGAGAGTGATTATGAGTGAAGCACAACATGAGTTGGATTATCAGGAATTGATCGCAAAGGTTGCAACGATCAATAAAGATGCATCAGAATACATGCAAGGTCCAATGCGTAAAATATCAGGGTTTGAACCATCAGGTGATCTTTGGGATGTAGTTGTATGGGAATATACACTACAAGGTACAGATTTTTGGTATGATATCGCAGAGCAACTATGAACAGAATCACCTACAATTCTTTCAATGGTAAGTTCTTCTATGAGATGCAAAAGGAAGAACTGCAGCAATGCATGGAAATCATCAAGGCTCAAATTGATGCATACAGTCCAAGTATCTCAAATATTTGTATCTCAGATCAAGAACGTCAGCAAGAGCGTTGGAATGCATGGCAGAATGCAAATTATAATCTAAACAAATTACTCTAAGGAAATATTATGGAACTAGTATTAGCTAAAGAAAATGCAGATGGTAGTGCAGTGTTTACCATTGATATGACACCAGAAGAGGCACGAGCATTTGTCTTGCTTGGGATTAAGACAGCGATTCTAACAGGTATTGAAGATGCTAAAGCTTGGGATGGTCAACCTGATTTGGATGCTGCAGGATTGTCTGATTGAAATAATTTGCGTAGTTTGCGTTTGAAGTGCTTTTCTGGTGTATAATTACTTCATCGCAAACAACTGGAGTACATCATGAAAGCATACAAACACCTCGTCAAACATGCCTTATCTCAAGGTCACACCTGCAGTGTATGGGATGGTGAAGAGTGGCAGGTCAGTCACTCATCAAAGTACCAGAACATCATCGAAGCGATTGAATCCGTAGAGGAAGCAAACCTAGTCATTCGGCTTGCTGTTGGTGGTGAACGCATTGGATGGGCGCAGATTATCCCTTACGGTCTAGAAGATGATGAAACAGTTGTGGATTATATCTGCAGTGATTTTATGGAAAATTGGTACGCAGAGTACGAAAAAACTGTGGTATAATACAAGCTCAACTACCGGAGAACACTATGAAATGCAACTACAACGCTGGCTCTAACTTTGATCGCCAAGGTCAATGGGTCATTGCTAAATACCTCGACAGCGCATGGGTTACTGGCATTGTGCAAGAAACTCGTGTAAAATACGGTGGTAAAGTGCAGCACAGTATTGTCAGTGATTCACCTACATATATCGGTGAAGAACTGCGAGAATCTGGTAGTACTTTTTTGGTGGAAGAGGGATCAGTATCGGAAGCTCAACAAATGGAGGTTATTTAATGCTAGAAAACTTCAACGATTACGTAAAGATTGAAGCAATTTGTACTTACCTGAAAAGCTTTGGTTATAAAGCTAAGGTAAACAATAATACTATGGCAGTAGAAGTGCAGGATTTAGATGAAAGTATAAAGAGTATCTGCAATTGGGATACAGCAAGAAAATTTATCAAAGTTCGTGCAGAGAGCTAAATTTTGATGTATAATTGAGGCTTCAACACTAGGAGAATACAATGGCTAAAATCTACGTAACACAACGTGACAATGACAAGCACTTTGCACAAAAGCTGCCTACATTTCGCAATGGTTTCTGCTGGATTGAGCGCAAGGTTACTTTTACACAAGACCCTAGCGGCGTGTATTTCGATGGTGAGTACGGATATATCACTGTAAAAGGTCAACAAATTTTTGTTAATGCATCCGGTAATGGCTTCGAAATTGAGTTATAATCTAATCTTCAACAACACAACTGGAGTTCCAAATGGCTTATGTATCTGAAGAAGTTATCACCAAGGCTCGTACTGCTCTCAAAGTACTCAATAAAGATTATGGTGTAAAGAGCACTCTCAGTGGTAAAAGCGGTCTGTGCTTGAACCTTACTGTTGCAGAAGGCAGCATTGATTTTCTTAATAACTACTGCGAGACAATCGCAAGTAAGCGCATGCATCGTGATGTTGAGCAGATTATTGCTTGGGTTAAGCTTGAACAACGTATTCAAATCAATCAGTACTATCTTGAGGATGCTTTCACTGGTATTGCTCTGGAGTATCTGCAGAAAGCTAAAGAGATCATGCATGTTGATCATTGGGATAAATCAGATATTCAGAGCGACTATTTTCATTGCGCATACTACATAAATATGCAAGTTGGAACTTACAAAAAAGGTTATAAGTTTGTAAAATAAGATGAAGTATTACCCGAGATTAATTTCTCGGGTTTTTTTTGCGTTCTTTTTTGAAAAGCCGCTTTGGGTTTTACTTTCAATTTTTACCCAAAAACCCGCTTGCTTAATTTTTTTGAAAAGCCGCCTTGGTAATTATAAAAGTAAAATACCTAAATGAAATAGGTCGCCGACTCTGCAGTCAGAAACTATACCGTTCAGTCGCCGAATAGACCGTTCAGTCACAAAATGAACAGTTCAGTCAGAAACTATACCGTTCAGTCAGAAACTAGACGGTTCAGTCGTAAAGTGACCGCAGAGTTCAAATTGTGACTAAGCAGTTCAAATTATGACCGGATAGTCACAAAATATATTCGGCAGTCATTATATAAGCATTTACTTATATAAGCGTTTACTTATATAAGCGAACAATTATATAAGCGTTTACTTATATAAGCGAACAATTATATAAGCATTTACTTATATAAGGTTATCCACAGGTTATCCACAGGGTCAAAAGTTATGCACAGGCGGCAAGTTTTATGCCAGAGTTATCCACAGGTTATCAGTCTTATATAAGAGTCAAATTGTGGATAACTACAACTACTGGTGTGGACAACTTTTTCTAAGGGCATAGTACCAGAGACAAGGAAAATGGCTAAAAACGCCCTTAAAACCCGTTCTAGGGGCATGGCTTTTTATACAGTATTAAGTTTTGCAGTGTAATACTGGCACGATCTTTGCTCTTAGCGTGCGCGTGCATATTATTTATGAGAGAATCCTAGGTTAGAAACAAAAGTGTTCATTTAATAAAATGCAAATTATTTTCTAGGTGTTTACCCTAATAAATATCAAAATGAATACCAAATGAGCATATCAAGGGTTTTTTCCTGATATAATCAAGGCTAGACAATACGATAGAGTAGTCGAGTATACAAAAGTATACAGTTCTTTAAAAATTGAGAGATTTTCATTATTAATGCTTTAAATAGTATTAATAACCCCAAATCTCACAAACTAAAGGTTTCAAAATGCAATTATCAGTTGAATATATGAGAAAATCAATTAATGAAAATCAATTGACATATATAACAGTTGGTGCAGTTAATAATCGAGATTATAATAAATTGAATCTCATTATTACATTATCAACGGGTTTTATTCCAACTAATAAAGATATATTCAATCTGATTGAATCATATGATAATGATGAAAAAGAATATGAAGAATATGAAGCAAAACATTGGAATAATATTCAAAATGATTATATAAATAGAGGCTTAGGAAATATCTATTAAATAGAATATCAGATTATAACCCTATAATATAATATGGGGTTATATTCGGATGATTTTATCCGGTTTAAATGAAAGTCAGATTATGTCAGATAATCAAATAATGGTTTCTCTTAACATTGTATTATGGTTTATCATTTGCCCTATTATCAGTCATTTTATTTAATTGGAGAATATCAAAATGAAATATACTAAAACAGTATTTATTCGCTCAGATAATCAATATAATCAATTTAAAGCCTTGAAAATCGGGCAGTGGGTTACTGGATTATCCCTTAATAATAAATCGGGATTATATCGGGGTCAGTTTATGGGTTTTGATAATGATAATATGCCGATTATTAATTTTCGGATTGATAATGCAAAACGTATTATCGACTGGAAAATGCAGTTTAAATCTAATAAATCGCTGCGTGATTTTGCCCGTATTAAGTGCTGATTAATAATAATATCAGTTTATAATCCTAGTTTAAATACTGGGATTATATGCGGATAATATTGTCCGAAAATGAAAGTAATATCATGAAATTGATTTCCACCATTAATAAGTCAATCGGGTTTCAAGCTAAAGTATATTATAATAATGATTATAATGAATATGTGGTTAAATATTATGATGAAAATAAACGGATTATGTCAGATAATACATGGTATTATACTGACGATAGAGAAGACGCCATTAACACGGCACATAAAGAGATTGAATTTATGTCAAATAATAAAGTATTATCTGATTAATTGGAGAATATCAAAATGAAATATATTCAAGCATTTAATATCTGGAATATACCAAATGAATTGATTAAGTATATTCAACCCGGACAATATATTTATGCAGGAACAAAAGATAATAAAGGAATATATCAGGGTATTAAAAAAACGGGTATTATTGTAGTGGCTTGGAAAGGGAATATAGATAATCAACACAATAAAAAGCAATATATTAAAACATTAAGGGATTATGCAAAATCATAATCAATAGTATTTTCTCATAATATATCGGTTTAATTATCGGTATATTATGGGGCTAATATTAGCCGATAATCAAATCAAGGATAAATGATTATGTCATGCTCAAAATCAGTCGCACAATATACAGATAATAATATTTTCACGGGTTATAAATCAGATAATCTATTATCTATATCAAGTGATGCTAAAACTAGTAAGGGTTTAAAATACGGGTTTTTAACGGGTATATTGTATTTAGCCCCATATAAAACAATATCTATTTATAATACGTGCGCTATGGCACATATAGCGGGTTGTGATATTGCTTGTTTATATGGTGCGGGTAGAGGTGCATTTACTAGCGTGCAAAATGCCCGTATTAATAAAACAAACTGGTATTATCAGGATAAACAAGGGTTTATGCTGCAGTTAATAAAAAATATATATTCTCTGATTTATAAAGCTAATAAACTAGGTTTAACCCCATTAATCCGGTTAAATGGTACAAGCGATATTAAATGGGAGAATATCGGGTTTTATTATCAGGGTAAATCATACAATAATATAATGGAATTATTCCCCGATATTCAATTCTATGATTATACGAAGATTATTAATCGAGATAATCTACCCGCTAATTATGATTTAACATTCTCATATTCAGGTAAACCGGAGTTTATTAAATACGTTAATAAAGCAATTAATAAGGGAATGAGAATAGCGGTAGTATTTAAAAATAAACATAATCTCCCGAATGAGTTTATGGGATTATCTGTAGTAAATGGGGATAATTCTGATATTCGACATTTAGATAAACATGGGGTTATTGTCGCATTATATGCAAAAGGCAAAGCAAAATCAGATAATAGCGGTTTTGTTGTGCATAATTAATAAGGGAATATATTATGCATATTAAAACAATTTTCTTTTATCTATTATCAGTTTATGCTTTTTTGTGGCTTTGCATTATCGGATTAACCGTATATTGTATGATAGTGCATAGAATCAATCAGTACTTTAAACGGGTTTAAACGGGGATTCTAGCGCATCATTTAACCGGGTTATATCTCAGGATGTAATCCGGTTTTTTTGCGTTATAGCGGGTTTTAAGGGTTATAGTTTTATGCTATTAAGAGGGTTACATCATAGGGAAAATCTATCATGAAAACCTAGGATTGATTATAGGGAAAAACTATTGCTTGCTTAAACCGATAGCCAATGACAGTATAAGCGCAGGGTTATATAAGCGCATAGTTATATAAGTAAATCAATATATAAGCAACTACTGATATATCCAGCAAAAAAATTCTCCCTGCCCATTATAAGTATTATCAGTTATTTAAATATCAGTTAAAACCAAAATACAAAATACAAATAATACAATCATATGATGCTTCGCATAGTATAAATGAAAGGTATATCAGATATTTTAAAATCGTAGCACATTTACATAACACAGTACACGTAGCTATCAAGCACCAAAGACTAACAGCAATTAATAACCGCACAAACATCCCATGCTAAAATGCAGATTACAAGCAAAAATCAACCGATAAAACATGATCCGATACTGTATTCCAGCTACTATAACCCGCAACAAGCTGCTTAAAACCGCTATACAAAGCATTATCTTTTACTCAACATAGTATCTATGCAGTTAAACCTTATAATGCCTTCTAGAGCGTTTAAACCCTTTGATATTTACCCAAAGAAAAAACCCCAAGGCTATTAACCAAGGGGTTGTAAATTTTAATTTTTATTTATCTGCTTTTAAAAGTTGCTTAAGATTTTTAGCTTCAGCTTTAGCTCGTTTTTCTTGCATTTCTGCTCTGATTTCTAATCTTCGTACAATCTGTTCAGCGTCAAACCAAAGCTCTTTACCCATGATAACTTCTTCGAGTTCTTTATCAGTTAGAAAATCCTGATAAACACTTTTCATTAAAGTCCTAACTTGCTTATCTACGAAAGAAGCATGAGAAATAACATCTGATTGCTTACCAAAAGCTCCAAACGTAGCAGAGTGAACCATCATTGTAGCGTAAGGCGATACACTAATACTTGGTGAAGCTAAAGCAATAAGAGAAGCTGCACTCGCTGCTACACCTTCAATACTTGCGTGAACATCAGCATCTGTGTTTTCGATAGCATTGATAATTGCAATTGCACCATCAAGTTGTCCACCATAGCTATTGATATTCAGTAGTACTACATCACCTTCACCCAAGGATTCAACACCTTGTAGTACAGTTCTGTAATATTTAGCTTCTCGGATATTTTCATCCAAATAGACCTTAATGCAGCGATTTGTTTTGGTACTTTCAAAATAAGGTAAATACTGCGAATTAGTTCTGATATTTACTTCACCTTCTTCATCTTCGTCATCATTACGAGCAGACCTGATTGTATAATTTTTAAATTTACTTTTTTCTTGCATATTATTCTCCATGTTTATCTGAGTAACCATAACCGAGTGCAGTTAATTCAGCAAGTTTATTTCTTCTGAAAGTTACAGCTTTTGCGAAAGATTCCAACAATCCGTGTTTATTAACAGAGAAACATTTACTTTTAGCATTGACTGAATCATTTTGTTCCCACCAAGCAATGCAATAAGTATTACCATTTCTTGTATAAAAACTTACGCCTGTAGTACCAGAAGTATTATTTTTACGCTTCTTTTGATTTCTGGCTTGAATATCTGCAGTTGCCCATCTTAGATTACCACGCTCATATCCTTTTGAAGCATCTATCCTATCAACAGACCATTTTCGAGGTGTATTATCTGGTGGATGACCTAAGTAATCACACCATGCTTTTGGATCATTCCTAAACTCTTCAGAAACATAAATACCTTTAGCTCCATATCTTTCATATTCAGGATGATTTTGATTATGACAACGATCTTTAGCATTTTGCCAAGCTATATAAACTTTGGTCCTAGAATAACCATGTTCACTTTTTCGCATTAGTTACTCCTTTAAGTTTTAGAGATTTTTCATATTCATCTAAAATGCTTGTTTTAGTAAATTCAGCATCAATCTCGTCTTCGTATGCGATAACAAACTCTTTCGTCAAACCGCTACGGACAACATCATCTCTTGTGAAACTGGTAAAGCTGCAATCTGAGATATTATACTTTTTACAAATATTTTCAAGATATGTTAAACCATCCATACCTTTCTTAACGTCAGTTTGTGGGCCGGTATTATCGCCACAGAAAATAATCTGACTATCTGTACCTACACGAGTAGTTAAAGCTTGAACTTCCGCAGCAAACAATCCTTGACTTTCATCAACAATGATGATGCTGTCATTCCAGCTTCTACCTCGGATAGTCTCTAAGCTACAAATTTCAATAGTTTTATTCTTTAGATGAATCTCTGTAGTTGCTTTACCTAGATAATCCTCAAAATAGTCAATCATCTGTTGATAGAAAGGAAGTAACTTCTCTTCTGCTGTTCCCGGTAGAAAACCAATGCTTCTTCCAGCTAAAGGTTGATATGCACGAATCAATACAACTTTCTTGATATCACCATAGTGTAATTTCTTAGCTGCATGATGAATAGCTAGTAATGTTTTACCTGTACCTGCACTACCACGAGCTACAACCAAAGTATTATACTTCAGAGCTTCCAGTAATTCTTGCTGTTTGTCATTCATTGCATGCAGAACTGGGAATTGACTGCGTTGGAACTTCTCTTTTTGTACACGTTGTGATTGTACTTTTTGATTTCTTTTCATATTATCCTTTCTATACTGCTAATCGGATTAAATACTATCAGCTATTATCTTTTGGTTTACGACCTCGTTTAACTTCTGATTTATCTTCAGTATTATCTTCAGTAACTAATTCAGTTGGACCTTTAATTTTAGGTTCAGCTTTAACCATACCAGTAACTAGCATTGAGCCAAAAGCAGTTGGGAACAATTCGTTACTTTCGAAGTCAAATCTCCAACCTTCAATGATACTTTGTTGTACCGCTTGACAAAACTCATATAAGCTATAAGTTTCAATTCTCTTAATTTCCATAAGTACTCCTTCTTAAGTTGATCAACACTAAGTCCGTGTTAGCTCAATTATAGCATGTACCAAATCGTAAGTCAACTAAAATATTTTATAAAAGTACTTGACAAATGCAAAATTGTGTGATACCCTAAAGATAATATAAGTTATATACATAGGTTATAACATTAGTTATTACGTATGTTGTAATATACATTAACCTTATATTTGTTCTTATATAAGTATATCTAATAGTAACATCCAATGTTAACATTAAATGTACTTATTGTATTGAATGGATAAATAATAAGATATAAATAACTTAAGATTAATATAGGTTATAACATAGGATAAACTATAAGTTGATATTTAAGGTTATTCTATATTATAATCTATATAAGGTTTTGATTTATTTTATTGTTTTTATTTTAACTTCAAACTTTATACGCTAAAGGCGCTATGCCTGTCCTACGGACGGTTCGTTGCACTAGGCACTGAAGCTGCTTAGTTAAAAACCTTCAGTAAAGCCCCTAAAACCTTCAGCAAGCTGTCAATTTCAAGTAGTCTAGGGGTATGTAGTCTGAAGGTATGAAACGAGCATATAGAGCGTTCTAAGAATTCTTCATGTTTGTTGTACAAAAGATCAAAGGTCAACTTTAAGAAAGTATATTTATGAAAGTAAAAGATTTAATTGATTATGACATATTAACTGGTGACTTCTTTATATTAAAATATAATATCAGATACCGTAAGATATTTCCTAACGAAGATGGTTATTTAATATTTTATAAAAATGCTAAAAGAATAAAATTAAAAGCTAACAAAGCTGCAATTGAGTTGGTACAAAATATTATTGTACAAAAAGATAAAGTGATACTTCATAAAAATTTAGATGAAACAGATTACAGATATTGCAACTTGAGATTAATATCAAAGAAAACATACAACAGTATAAAAGAAGCTCACCGTAATTTATCTGGATATTTGAAATTACAACCTCATCAAAAGGATATGTTTTCTTATGTACTTATCTGGAAAGAAAACGGTAAGGACAGAATTTTAGTTGTACAAGATATAGTTGTTGCAAAACGAATGCTAAACAAGCTGCAGTTGAAGTACGCTAAGATTTTAAGTAAGTATTGCATCTTTGATTGATATTACTGAATAATCCCAAAGGGTTTGTGATTTTGCGCTTGAAATTACTAATTTTATATGATATAATCAAGCATCTGTGTAAATTAAATCTGTGGACTTTTGTAAATTGCACTATTAAAAGGTGCAAAACTGCTAAAATCATTGTGTGCTTTAACCCTGCATGGATGGAACCTTTGCATGTTCGCTTGTGTATCTTTAAACTCCTTTCAATCACAGGTTCTTCAGTGCAAGCTGGATAAGTAACCAGCACTAATTTCTCATTGTAGACATTTCTACAGTGAATTGTCCATAATGAAAAAAGAATAACTAACAAATGAACTGCATTACATGTAATCGCTATTTTAAGCAAAATATTTTCAATAAGACTGCTGAGTGCGAGGATTGCTTAGATCGTGCTTTCTTGGATTTAGATTCAGACATTCAAGTTGATGTAGAACTGCTGAGAAATCCTTCGGGTAAAACAAATCCTGTGTTCTATGATGAACATGATGATCCTGAGTTGGATAGTAGAGATTCTATCTAAAGGTGTTGAGAGTTGCGAGAGCAACGAAAATAGCGCAAGCTATTGACAACGGATTAAACTGCTGTTACAATAGCATTTAAGCTGGAATAGCTCATCTGGTAGAGCAACGGTTTTGTACTCCGTAGGTGGTGGGTTCAAGTCCTGCTTCCAGCACCAAATATGCTACTATCGTCTATCGGTTAGGACACCGGGTTTTCATCCCGGCAAGCGGAGTTCGATTCTCCGTAGTAGCTCCATTTTTTACTAAAGTCCAGTGGGTCAAATCCCCGTCCTCTGAGTATTACCCAATACTTGGCGGTGGTGTAGAGAAACACATTAGTATTTACGTGTATTCCGCAACTACGTTAAAAGTTCGGCTGCTCAATCGCCAACGGAAAGAGCATAAGGTTACAGTTGGATAAATTTAGAAGTATGGTCGAGTGGCTTATGGCAATGGTTTGCTAAACCATCGGTGGCGAAAGCTGCCCACAGGTTCGAATCCTGTTACTTCTGCCAATACAATCTCCCTATAGCGTAGTCTGGTAGCGTTCCTGATTTGGGGTCAGGAGGCGTAGGTTCAAATCCTACTAGGGTGACCAAACATTTATATCTCTAGCTCAACTGGCAGAGCAACGGATTCCAAATCCGTAGGTTCTAGGTTCGATTCCTAGGGGTATACCAAAGATCAATAGCGGGTATTCAGGGCATCCGTAAGTCTCATAAGCTCTACGCAGAAGTTTCGAGTACTTCACCCGCTTCCACAATTTAGGGTACGTATACCGTTAAGGAGACGGTCTGGTCTGTAAAACCAGCGCTACT